AGACCATACATCCTTAATTGTTCATTAATTAAGTCTTGTACTAAACCTTGTTCTGCTTGAGAACCCTGTAGAAAAAAAGGATTTAACATTATCCAATCATGTCAAGTGGAGGCATCTCATAATCACTTGACATCTTGGCTCTAATTTCATCAAGTTCTTTCACACCATCATCATAAATTTGACGACCATTAAGTTGAATACCGCCAGGCAATTGAACACCTTGGAATTTAATTAAGTTTTGACCCCACTGTTTTTTGCATAACGCAGTAAAATATCTCTTCAAGAATGGATCATTATAGACTCTTGTAAAATCATTTGGATCTAATATTCGGAAACAATCAATCACAAAGTAATCGCCTGCATTAATGACGTTAAAGTCACCATCAATGTAAAGACGATCTTGACGAATATTAAATCTAAACCTCATATCTGGATTTAACAAGAATGTTATATCCTCAAGATAAGTTTGAACCATTGAATATTGAAGAAGATCAATTGATCCAAAAGCATATAAGTCATTTAAGAATAACTGATATCGAATGTTGAATAGACCATCATAAACAGTATCTGATCTAATTTTAAATATTTGATTGACTCCAATTACAGATGGTGGCATCTGTATATAATTCTGATTTTCTTCTAAATCAAATGTTGTTGATAAACCAACAGTTGATGTTGTAGTGGTTGTTGATATTCCAAGACTTGTACCACCACCCTTTGCACGACCTCTATCGACATCATCTTGAGTGATTTCATATTTCAAGTACATCCTCATTATTCCATCATAATGTCTCTCTTGATATACTTGCACAGCATCATCTAACAGATCTGAGAACTGCTCATCTGCAACGTTAATTTCTAAGACAGGAAAACCAAGCTGTCTCTTTGCGTAATCTATTAAACCATCTCTTGAACTTGGTTGAGCCATTCTTCACCTCTAAGTTGAAATACCTGTTCTGACAAGAACATTACCTTCGATAATTTTAAAGAAAGTAGAACCAGAACTTACATTAATATCATATAGATATCTACCCTCAGATAAACTTCTAGTCACAGTTGAACCCATAGAAAGAGTTACTTTTCCATCTGTGTCTCCAAGTGTTACACCAAAAGTATTTGCAGTTCCAATTGCAGACTTCTTCATATTGCTTTTTCCTGTATAGTTAGAAAAATCTATACTTGAACCAGCAGAAGTTTTGATTGTAAATGTGGTATTAAAATCTGCACCAGAAAATATGGTAAGATTTACACCATATGGAACAGCGACATCTGGATCAAAAGTGATTATCTGTTGTTGTGCCATTTTTCTAATTATTTAGTTTTTGAACAAGAGTAGATAAAAGACCCTTAATATCTCCTAATTCACTCTTTACATTATCAAGATCTTCTTTCATTTGATTCAATTCACTATTTTTACCCTCTGCAATTTTTTTACGTTCCATGTATGCAAGATAAGCTTTCTTATCACGATTAACAATCGCTGTGGAATCTGAATCTCTATAAAGTCCAGACTTGCCTTCAACTGGAATATAATTTGACATTAGGCTAGTGCGATGGCTCTAAGATCTTTGATAAATGGTGGTTGTGCCTGATTGGTTCCAACCATATCAATCTTGATTTGGAACTTAGTAAATGGTGGTAATTCATCAATTGAGAAAGTATAATCTTTAAATTCACTAGAAACAGATGGAGATACTTGATCATCAGGTTTTCCATTATTACTTGATTTGTTAATAATTTCACCAAACTGATCTAAATTATCAAAGCCAGGGAATAATTCAAAATCTTTATCCATACTATTTTCAGTAGATCCCTCAGAAAGTATTTTATATAATACTCTAATGTCTGATCCTTGTCTCCTATAAGAAGCAAAATCAACTTTGATACTTGTTGCTGGATTATCTAATTGAATTAAATTAGAAACATAAGATGATGCACAAGGATCTTGACCTGTTTTATTAACTTTTGGATCTGATGCAAAGTTGGAAACAGGACTATTAATACGGTTTGTAGTTAATATTGCACTAACTCTATCTAAATCAACAACAGGTGAAACATTTGGATCTGAACTATTCATTAGAACTTCAAATGTCATTGATTTATTGCCAGGCAAATCTGATAGTTGACGGTCTTCATTTACCTTAGATGCAACCATTCGAGGTGTTTCAAAATGATTTTGATCGTCAATCGAGATTGATTCAAATCCTTGATCTACAAATGATGATTCTGCTCCATCAACACTTGTTGCAGAAGTTGTTCTCACTCTAGCTGCAATAGAAGTTCCATTTGGTGTTATGGTCTGAACATTTGGTGTAAGTGTTTCAAACTGAACATTCTGTGTTGCAGTCATATTTGTACCACCACCACGTTTTGTAGATGAGAAGAAACGATCTGGTTTTGTGCCACCACTTCTATCTTCACCATCACTATTCATATCAATTTTGATATGATAAAAGTCTAAATCTTTAGGATCTGAAACAGTTGCGGCTGGACTGTTCATATCATGAGTCTTGTTAATTCTTCGGAGAGAAACTCCAGAAAACTCATACTTTTTAATCTCCTCACCAGATGAGTGACTTGACTTAACTGTATTATCAATGCCTCTGGTTGTAATACCAGTAATAGATCCATCTGCAACTCCAGTATAGGATATGATTTCATTTCCTAAAATTGCATATCCATAGTTAGTTGTTCCAACACCAACACCTTCAAATGTTGCAAAGTTAGATGAAGAAACAACTGCTATATCTGATGAGGAATCAGTATTATAATCAGCTGTAAGTTTAGTTGATGAAATATCAGAATCAACACCATCAATCTTAACTAAGTTATTAAATGCATGCATTCCATGAGCTCGATGGTCAACTTTAAAGTGTAATCCATCATTAGTTGTATCTACATCAATTGATGCAATCGTAGATCCACTTCCAACTGCCTTTCCATCAACTCCCATGAGAGTTGTTCCATTATTAAATCCAATAGTTCCAATACCTGTGACAAATGCACCTTGAATATTATCAACAACTAAACTGTTAGTTGCAGTGATTAATCCAACAGATAGAACAGCACCACTTCCATTTCCAAGACCGAGTGTTCCAATTCCTAAAGTGTCACCGACTGCATAATTCTTACCACCGTTTGTAAAGGTAACAACACCAACTTTACCATTTTCAACACGAACATTACCGACAATTCCACTTCCATCTCCAGTCTGAGTCACCATTGGAACATCAGTGTATAAGAAGTGACCACTGGCAGGAGTATATCCAGCGCCAGGATTAATAATAGTTACGTCATTTGCACCATTAATCGTTGCAATACCAGCAGTGTTAATAAGAGTTGCAGATACGTTTAAATTATCAAATTGACCAATCGCAACGCCAGGCACTAATCCAGTGGCAGGAGTTGTTGATAGTGCAGTTGATAATCCAATAATTGCCTTTTTAGATAGAGATTGAATTGAATTCTCTGGTAAAGTAATAATTTGATCATTACCTTCTTTTAGTTCTGGACTAAAGAATCTACCCACGCCTGGGGATGTATTAAACACCGCCTTACGAATAGTAAATTTTAAATCTTCAAACTGACTTGGATCCCATGTAACTCCATTCTGAGATTTAAATAATGATCCTAAGTATGGTTGTTGACTAATAATAACCTGTTGTTCATCAGGCAATCCAGCAGTAGATATATCTATCTCTCCCATTCTTGATATCCAAACATTATAATTTTCTGATGCGGATATTAAAACAAGTGCAAAACGTGTCTCACCTGTCAAATAGATTGGAGACTCAAATGTAAATGTGGTTGCAGCGGAGGCATCTTCTGAAACACTAATCTCACTTGGATCTTTAACTACAACACTAAATGGTAGTATCTTAGATGTTGGTAATCCAGTTTCAACGGTTCTTATCTGTAATGTAACAGGTAACTCATCATCCTTTGTCTGGAAAAAACAATCAACTGATGTAATGAAAACTCCACTAGTGTCATTAACAGTGAATGTTTGTGCTAATGGATCATCATCCTCTTCAAAAGTTTGTCCTGTAAATTCTTGAGTAGAACTAATTCTTCTTCTCGAAATTCGATCATTAATAATTCTTTGATCCGATACACTCAACCTTTCCATTTGAGGAACTTTAGTGCTTAAAATAGTTTCTTGAGTATTTTCTAATACACCAGCGGCAGCAAAGTTTGCTTCGGCAGATCCAGTAACAGTTCCACTTAACTTGGAGTTTGTAGAACTTGTAGTTAAACGAAGTGTTTTTGTACCAGTTTCAAATCTTGGATTTGCATCTACATTTGGATTTGGTATTTCATAACATGATGTTAATGTTCCAATAGAATCAGATATCAATCTAACATCGGTTACTGTAGCTTCTGCACCACTTGTTTGACCAATCAATTTCATACTCTTCGTAGCATGTCCAAAGAACTGACCTTGAACTGTGGTTGCCAAACTGAATGTGTCTACATTTAAAAGAGTTGAAGACGTTGAGTAAACAGTTGATATACCAGCAGCTCCTTGATATGGATTAGATGTGGTAACTTTTGTTGGTGCATTATATGGGCCCTCTTTGTGATTTGGTGTAGCAAGTCTGAATACAAACTTACCATCACTTGATTTTACTGTTTCAGCAGTTTGAAATACACCACTAGTCATATTGATTTCAAGTAGTTTTGGTGTAGTAAATCTTGTGACATCAATATTATCAAAGTAAACATAGAAACGAGTTCTGGGTTTCATTCGATGGGTTGTAATTTCAATATTCCTTTTTCTCATGAAAGGAATAATATCACGACTTATAACCTTAGAACCAATTACTTCCGTTGTAACTCTTGGAGTAACCTTCCATTGAATACCATCTCTTGATTGTCTTGTTGTTTGTATAACATCTTGGAATGTTGTAGATGTTGTAAGACGAAGATTTCTAACACGATTGTCCCAACGATTACCAGATAAATTTATAGGTATTCTTTGTCCTCTCGCCATACGTCTGGCTCGCCAGGTATCCATTTCCCCAAGGTTTCTTGAACTGGTCTCAGTCCAAGTTCTTCCGACTGATTGACCTCTCCAATCTGTTTGCCATGAACCCCAATCAACTTCACTAAATCCAGTTTGAACATTGATTCCCAATCTTCTAACTGCAGCATCATACTCGTCTGTTTTTTCAATAATTCTTGCATCAACTTGTTTTGTGTCTGTCCAAGTATCAGAGTCTGGATTTATTTTCATATCTCCAGAATAATAAACAATTAAATATGGGTTAACATTTTCAACTCTTGACGCATAAATTTGTTTAATGAAATCTGTTTCTGTATAATCTAAAGTTAAAAGTCTACCTGTTTTTTTAATATTATCACCATCAATATCAGTTAAATGATTGATATCTAAAGTTGGATTTGCAGTTGTACCAATTCCAATAAATGATTTGGAACCAACTATTAAATCTAAACAAGTCGTATAATGCCCTGGCCTTAGATATCCATTCTCAGCATCAATACTCGCAGAAAAATCTGGATGACCTATTGAATGAGATTCATGTTTCTTGAAATTATCTACAAAGAATCCTGATTTAAAACGATTTAAACCATTTGCATCTGTGATTTGTAAATTAGCAGTATCTTGTTCGAGAAGAGAAAGTGCAGTATAATATTCAACTTGTTCTAATCTCTTTTCAAGTCTTCCAATATCAGCCATTGTAAAACGTTTATGTTTCGTTCTTACAATTTTAATCTCATCAACACTCTTTACAAACGCAGGCATTGAAACTGATGCAACTTCTATTGCATCACCAATTTCTTGTGGTGGTACTGGATCATCTGATGGAACACCTTCTAGATATACCAACTCACCAGCTTTAGAAAGGAATAGTTTATCCATTCTAGGTAGATAATAATCATAACTAACAATTAAGTTTTCATCTGAAACTAAAGGATCTGGAACATTGTTTTCCTGTGATGCAAAAGATCTAGACCTAAAATCAAATGGTGATACTGTTGATGATACATTATATTCAGCAACTCTAGGACGAATATCAATTAAATCGCTAGTTGAGATTCTATAATTACTATCAATTGGTATTAATTTCTCAGAACCATCTGGATAACTTGATGCGGTAAAGAAGTCACCAACATCATCTGATGTCACAAAGAAGTTCTTAAATACAATCTTTAATCTATTTGTTGGAGCTTCAAAAGTTCCTTTTCTTTCAATGAATGAATAATCATAATAAGTGGATTTTATATTTGTATTTAAAGAATATTGATTTGTAATATTACGATCACCTTCTGTTGTTGCAGTTACAGAAGCAGTAACTCCTGATTTTTCTGCTTTAACTTTTTCACCAACATCAAAGGTATTTTGATTTAGTAAAATAATTCCTAATGTAGTTACATTTGGTTTTTCAACAACTAATCCAACTGCATTACTCGCTAATCCAGTAATTTTTTCTCCAACAATTAAATCTGAATTATTACCACTAGGGCCGTCGTAAGCTGTTAAAGTCAAAGCTGGAAGATTAGGATCTCCAGCATCATTCGATTCAATAACTGCAAGTAAATCGACAGCATCAGGAACGTTTAAAGAAATTTTACTATCTTGAACTCTGGTTCCAAACACGGTGCTTGAAGTCAGACCATCATTTAAAGTATTTGTACCAATTCCAGAAGCAGATTCAACTGAGCGATTAACGACTAATACATTTGAATCATTTAATTTTTTTTGTTTAGTTTTAACTTTTGCTTTAAGAACAGTTGCGAATAGATTTGCTTTTCCTGAGACACTACTTAATCCTACAAATGTAACTGTTTTCTTATCAGCAGCTATTTCTACCTGACTTTCTTTTAATGGTTCAATCAATCCATCATTATAAGATATAAAATATCTTTCTTCATCAAATGGTTGGAAGAATAAGTCTGTGCCAGCACTAGGAGATGTAAATTTATTATCTGCAACAGTTATATCAGAATATTGTTTTCTTAATTGAAGTGTTGTATTAGTTACATCAAGACTCTCAAGGTTTATATGAGATACAGGTGTGACTAAACTATTTGCACCTAATTCAAATGAAGGACTACGAAGAGCAAGATCGCTAACGTCAAGTGAGCCAGGAATCAAACCATCTAAAACTCCACCGTTGCAAACACCAGTAACTGATGTGACACCAACAACATTTATTGTATCTCCGTCAGTTGAAATCCCTGTTATTCTATTGAAACGAGGAACAGTTTCGCCAGGCACAGTATAACTTATGATATTATTAGATGTGATAATACCAGCAAAATTCTTTGCAGCAGCTGTGATAATTCCAGCATTTCCAGATGTATTACTTAATCTAAAGTTACCAGAAACAAGATTACTAAGTTTGACAGTGTTATCAAGTAATACATCAGCCTCAAATGTAGAAACACCAACCGCACTCTTTAGAGACTTTACATCACTAAATTTAAAAGAATCAACTTTAGTAATAACTCTTCCATTTGAAACACCATTAATTAATATTGATTCATCTTTTATAAACTCACCGTTTACATCAATCAAACTTAAATCAGTTACGTTTGTGCCAGCAGATTTAATAAATCCTGTAGCACCACTTCTTGCACCCTCTATATGATCTGAAATTGACAACGCTGTGATTGCAGTACCGACTTTGATATTTGTAAATGTTTTGATATCAAATAAACGAGTTTCATATTGAGTTGTATCATTTACATAACTTGCAGATTGTGCTTTGAAATCATACAATCTTGCAAGTCCTATTTCAGACCCACTACCACCTCTTCTTTTATCGAGTAAAGATACAGTCGCAGTGGTTCCTATTCCTAAACTTGGAGATCCAAAGATGTTATTTACAAATAAAGGATCGCCTGTTTCATAAGTTACTGCTTCCTGTTCAATTGTTTTTGTAGTTCTTGGTTTTGGAACATCAAGAAAAGCACTAGCAATTCTTTCAATTTTATATCCTTTTACATATGCTTTTCCAGGCGATACTTGCATCACCATTAAATCATCAGATGGTGTGTTACCTTGACCTGTTTTTTGTTCTGATGTGTATATTCCTTTATTTCCAATCTGATCATTTAAAGACTCTTTTGCAAATACTTCAAAAGGTTTAACGTAGTAATCTCCAGATTCATCAAAAGTTCTATTGGCTAAAGTATCATTAATTAAATTATATTGAGTATCATTTACAAATGTCTGTAATTGTCCTTGTTCAACACGAGCAATTTCAATGAAGTTTTGATCATTCGTATCATCAAGAGCTTTCTTCATCAAACTAACTTTGACTTCAAGACGATCTGCGCCAGGAGCTGCAAAGTTTGTAAATCCAGATGCGTTATCATTTAATGATGAATCTTCATCAGCACTGATAAAGTTTTCTTGAACATCGAATCCGATACGATATGAAGGTGCATCACTATATTGATCTAAAACTAAAGTTTCACCTTGAACCTGAGCAAAAGTTCCACGAATAAAATATACACCGTCTCCAATCGACATTGCAGATCCAGTCGCAGTCGCACCAAATGCTAAAGTATTTGCAAATGGTTCGTTCGCAGCAATAACACTTGCACCATAAACAATATCTTTATTCGCAGATAAACTTTCCCCATCACTGAATGTTTCAGTAGTAAAGTCATCACCAGATTTTTCATACTTAACATAGAAAGTTAAATTATCTCTATCAGAATCTGCTTTTGATAATATCTTTTTAATTGTTGCAGTTACACCTGATCTTCCACCTGTAATTCTTAGTCCAACTAA